TAGCATCAGCCGCACCTTTACTGAGATCAATTTCCCTACCATGAATGTAGGGACCGCGATCATTGACCACCACTACGGCACACCGTTGGAAACAAACACGAAGCTTGGTACCAAAGGGGAGTGTCTTGTGAGCTGCAGTAAGGCCGTTTTGATTGTATCGTGATCCGCTAGCAGTAAGACGACCATCAAAGCCGGGTCCATACCAAGAGGAGATCACTGACAGAGTTGTTAGAAGAGGAATCATGATAAGAATGCAAGGAACTTTCTTATCTCCGTCTACACGTTAAGGCTGTCCACCACTCGCAGGAGGGACAGCCATTCGCTATTCGCAAATAGCGATTACCAAATACCAGGGATGATCTGACCAGTCAACGCGTAAGCGCCAAGAGCAGCCATGATACTAAGCATAGCAAGGCGACCGTTGAGGAGTTCAGCACGTTGGTTGTGGGGGGTGTAGTTCTCGTCCATGTAGATAGGGGGTTCGTTAGCGAAGATGTTCTGTTGGTCGTATTCGTTGGTGGTAACGGTCATTGCTTAGTATTGAATGTTAGAACGTTCAAGTTTGTCAAAGACATCCTGTCGATAAGCAGGGTCAGCTTCGTAGCGAGGATCATTCATGGCACGGACTACTTCAGCTTGAGAGCGGAACGCATCCACGCTGTTAGCTGCTGCCTTTCCACTAAGAACCCGTCCTTCATAGCCAACAGCATTCTCGTATTCACGCTGCAGACCTGCGACAGCAAGCTGGATAGCTTGAACCTGACCAGACTCCACCACACTATCGAAGGCTTGGACATAATCGGGAGGTAGGTTCTCTGCTGCCCACTGAACGAGGCTTGAGTAAGCTTGTTCACCACCAACACTGTTCTGAATGAAGTTCACCTCACGCTCACTAAGGTCAGCAACCTGTGCTGCTTCTTGTTGAGGTTGGTTAGCTTGCAGTGCCATGTAGGACTCTACAAGATCACGACTAGACATCTCAGAGAAACGACTAAGTGTCTCCTCACTGAGTTGACCACCGTTCTCGTAGTATTCAGCTGATGCTTGCTGGATTAGCTCAGCACCAGCAGGCAGCTCATACTCTTCATCGACTTGCTCGGTGTCTTGCTCAGGTTCTTCATCGACTTGCTCAGAGTCTTGGCTTCCGAGTTTCTTCTGGAGTTCCATATAGGCTCTCTCCAGTTCTTCTGCATCACGGTACTTGCCAGCAAGAAGACGCTCTTGTTCCTGTGCAAGTTCTTCTCCAACTGCTAGAGACTCTAGCTCTTCAGCACTGAACTCTTCATCAGCAGCTTCAGTTGGATCATACGTCAGTTGATTTGCCATAGGTGGTTTCGACATTAAGGTTTCCAAGGCCAACAGTATTCACGACATCCTTACACTTAGCAGGACCGATCAACGTTTTCCTTGCGTATTTGTTCTCAGCTCCAGAGGTGTCAGGCTTACTGACTGGGGGGAGCTTGCTCTTGGGCGGCCTGATTGGCTTGTGGGTTTCCATTGAGGTTAGGGTTCTTAGAAGGATCCATCATCGGAGCACCAGCCAGCTGACCTGCCTGATCGACAAGCGATTGCTGTGCGGAACGCTGCATCTGTTGTTGCTGATCCTGTTGCATCTGTTCAGCAGACTTAACAAGGTTCAGGACATCAATGCCCTGTGCAGCAGCAAGGCGTTTGATAGCTTCGGTGGGATCAATATATTTCATCAGCGACTCAGGTCCCAGGGTTTGAGCAATGAGAGTGATGAACTGTGTCAGCGATTCTCTGTCTTGACCACGACCAAGTGCGTTAACACCAGCAACGATCTGTGGACGTACAAGATCCTTAGGAATCTTGGGCAGCTCATTGTCACGCTGAAGGACAAGGAGTGTGCGGTTGAGATACGGGACAAGGAACTCAACAGTCAACAGGGAGAATAGTCCACCAAGTTGTTGTTCAAGTTCCATTTGAGTGAGGCGTACCTCTTCAGCTGTAGTGCGTTCGGACTGCCGTACATTCAATACGAGGAATGCTTCGGCAAGACGCCGCTCAATGGTGCTTGCCATCTCAGCAGCAGTACGGAAGTCAGCAGTCTTACCAACTTGGATAACACCGATGTCTTCAGGCCTGCCCTGAACGATCGCACCGTTGCCTGCTTGAGCCAGGGTTTGAGGTTTGGTAGTGCTTGAGGGCGATACCACGAAGACAACCTTAGCGGCTGCTGCAGAGCCTTCTACGAGTGCCTGAGAGAGCCCCTCAAGAGACCGTAAGTCTCCAAGGAATTCCTCCACTCGACCACGACCATAGTCTTCTCCATCAACTGTGTTGAAACGGAGGACGAGCCACGGACTAGCATTCTTAGGAGCAGTGGATCGGCTGTTAGGAATGATCTTATCGAGCACTTCCTGATGCCAGACCCAGCGACCGTTATCTAGTCGGACGTAGGTGTATACCTCAACGTCGTCATCATCTGCACCTGTCTTGTAGCCATCATCCCCAGGTGCGTTGGGGTTTGGTTCGGGCAGTACATCACCAAGTATCTTCCGTGAGATCAGTTCCTTTGTGACAATCTCTAAGACGTTGCCATTACCATCCCGATTAACCACATAGCGGTTAAGGGGGAAGTTCTTCAGGCCATCTTTACCCATGTAGATGAGGGCGTTGCCGCTAACAATCAAATGTTTGACTGCTTGGTGGACAACGACTCGATCGCTAGATCCATTGATGTAATCCATCACCATCCTCTCCATCTTGGAGAAGGATAGGTCTAGTTCACTTCTGACTTGAGCTGGGATCTCTTCTCCTAGCTTGTCATCACGGATCTGAAACTTAAAGAAGGTGGTCTGAGGAGGCAGCAACGCAAGCATTAACTTAGATGCGAGTGTGACTACCGACTTTGCACCAACACTCTGCCAAGGAGTGGAGAGCTTCTTCCAGTTTTGGGTATTCGTATCATCTTGTACGAGATACGGCAGCGTCAGCTTTGAGCATTCAACTGCCGTGTCTAGGAACTCATTACGGTTACTGGTGAGCTGCGTGTAGCGATCACGAGCTTTCATTAGCCTTGATTAAGACCTCCACGGCTACCCGTTAACGGGATTCGCAGTGAAGAAGTACCTTTAGACATCATGCCTGCCTCTTCCCGACGACTCTCCTTGGTCTTCAGGATTGGCTCTGCATCAGCTGGTTGTACAGGAGCTGGAGCAGGCGGTGGAGGAGCAGGCGGCGGGGGTGGTTTAGGAGCAGGCATCAACGGTGGTGGGTCAGGCGGTTTCGGTGCAGATCCAAAGCACATTAGATTTCATCCAGTTTTTGTTTGAGGAAAGCGACCACACTGGCTTGACCAGCACGGTACATGATGTTCTCGATATTATCTTTGGGTGTGACAGGCTGCCAGTCAAAGTAGTCTTCAACTTCCTTGATGATCTGGTCTAACCTGTCGTTGTGGAGCCTAAGCGTATTCAGAGAGATAGATGATTGCATTTTGTAGGGTGGCAATGTTGTCGTGCGCTTTACCTAGCATCAAGTTGCACTCACCGCAGAGGAGGCCACGCACTTGACCGTTAGTGTGGCAGTGATCCACAACAAACTTACCTGAGTTATGCTTTGGATCAGTAGATGGACAAATTTTACATTTGTAGCCCTGTTCTTTCAGCATGTGCTCATATATCTCAGTGGAGATACCGTATGTGCGTTGCAATTTTTTGTCTCGTTCCTGTTCGGAAGAATACTCTGCTTTGTTTCTCTTAAGAATGTTCTCTTTATTTATACTGTAGTGGACAGACGCTGCGGCTTTAATGCACGCTTTGCATCGTGCTGTGCGACCGTCGGATACTCTCGGCTCAGAATAAAACTGATCCAACGGTTTCTTTTGGTTGCAGGACTTACATTGTTTATCCGTATTGAGGCAGATTGACATTGCTGTGCTCGAAAAAACTAATCATACGACCGCGTTTTGTCTCAGTAAGCTCTGGTGCTTTCCCCTCATACATCAGCCGATCGCTAGCATCCAGCCAAAATTTTCTGTCCAGATATTTATCAGTGGACGATTTCAAAGGTGTCATAACCCAGTTGATAGTT